TTACCGCGATTCAGCTAATGCCAAAGGCAAGGCAGCAGCTAAAGCAGAAAAGGCCGCCGCTAAGCCCCCCAAGAAAAACAAGCGAACACCAGACGAAGCAAAAATCAGGCGTATGGCTGAAAGATTCCAAGCCAAAGGGGCGGCCCCTGTTAGTGATTCACCTGTAAAACGTCTCAATTCGATTGAGGCTAGAAAAAGAGCTATTACCTTCCTAGCGAAACCAAATTCAGCAGGTAGCAAGGCCCCGGCGGCAGTTGCTCAAAACATTGGAGCCCGTAGAAGGTATTCAACCGGCACCCCTAACAGAAATAAGCCAGGTCCTTACGATGGGCTAGGTCAAACTCGGGCCCGCGCCAAGGCAAAGATCGCAGCCCAGACAGCTAGGGAAAAAATCGAAATATCAAATGCCCAGAAAGCTAAAGCCGCTAAAGAGCAGCAGAGAAAGAATGCTTCTGGAGCTCTTAGCCGCAGGGATATAACTCCCTACAGAAGAGACAGAAGGGCCCCTGGTTTCGTCAAAGGCAAAAGCGCCGCTGGCACTATCAAGAAGCCAGCCCCGAAACCAAAGGCCCCTAATCCTTTAGTGGCTAGAACCCGCAGCCAAGCGATCGCGGCCCAACGCAAGCGCACGGGATTGGCCCTTGAGCGAACGGGCCCCTCTCGCTATTCGAGCTACGACACGGGCACCCAAAACGATGGCAGGAGGCCGAAAGGGCTTAAGCGTTCGGATACCGGCATGAGGCAGCTCAGCCTGATGGGCACCGCTAAAACCCTCTACAGCTACAAAACGCAAAAAGCTAGGAAAAGAAAATAAATATGCGTATGGCAAGCTAAACTAAACAAGTAAAACGAACATTGGATATGGAAACCTTCATTGAACAGATCAATGAAATCATCGACGAATCAGATCTAGGGATTTGCGAAATAGTAGGGGCCCTCACAGTTATCGCTCAACGCATTACCCACGATGCGTTCGTGGCGGCTGATGCTGAAGAATGGGAGGAAGATGATGAGATTGAAGATTCGATCCTTGATTCAACTCCTGTGGAGGCCAGCGCAGATAATGACTAAAAAACCAATTGTTACTGCTGTTGGCCACATCCTTAAGCCGAAAGGTGACGAGAAGCACCTCTATCACGTTATCCAGCGCAGCAGCACGACCGGCGAAGTTAAGACCATTTGGAAGGTTGCTCTAAATGAGTCGCAGCATTAAGAAAGCGCACCCATTATTTCAGCTACGGCCGCCTATAACAAAGGCGGCTGCTAGGCGCAGGGATGAAGATTTAACCGAAACCTGGCTTGAAAGCTTAAGCCTTGCGCAGGATATCGTCGCTCAGGAGCGTTACGATGAAATGGCTCAATAATAGCGGCAATGTTTTAGACGAAGCCGCGCCAATAATTGATGAGTCTGTTCAATACTTAGGAGGCAAAAGAGAATCTAATGCGATTAGAAGAAAGATTCTAAAAGATTTACTTCCCTACCAGAAAACAGTCTGTGAGGATTCTACCCACAGGATTGTGGGGTTTGTTGCTGGTTATGGCAGCGGCAAGTCCCGAACTATGGCCGCTTGGTTGGTGTTGCTGAGCTTAGATAATCCAAACACCTTGGGCGTTGCCTTCGCCCCGACCGGGCCCCTGGTGCGTGATGTTGTGATCAGAACGATGGAAGATTTCCTAGAAGAATATCAAATACCTTACAGCTTTAGAGTAAGTCCATTACCAGAATTTACGTTATTTTTGCCCGAGGGCCCTGTCACCATCTTGTGTAGGAGTATGGAGAATTGGAACAGAATCATCGGTTTGAATGCCAGTTTTATTGCTTGCGATGAAATAGATACAAGTAAAATAGATATTGCAAAACGTGCAGTTGAGAAATTTCTTGGCAGACTTAGGGCTGGTAAGCGCAGGCAATTAGGGCTATTCAGCACCCCAGAAGGATTTGGGATACTTTATTCAATGTTTGTCGAGGAAGGACATAAAACAGATCGGATATTATTTAAAGGCAGAACTATGGATAATCCATACTTACCGCCTGATTTCCTCGAAGCGATGCGGGAGAATTATTCCCCTGCAATGTTTAGAGCATATACAGAAGGCGAGTTTGTAAACCTCACACAATCTAGTGTTTACCCTGAATTTGATAGACATCTGAACCTTAGTTTAATCACTGAATTTAACTCTATCGATACAATATATGTAGGGGTTGATTTTAACGTTGGCCGTTGTTTGATGATTTGCTTAATGGTGAAACCTAACGGCCTTCATGTTGTTGCTGAACATGTAGCGCGTGATACCCCTGCAGTGATTGAGGTTCTTAGGACTCATTATCAGCAGTGGATCGATAACGGCCAGCTAATTGTCTGCCCAGATGCAAGCTCACAAAGCAAATCTACTAAGGATGCTGGTATCAGTGATTTTGGTTTAATGCGCCAGGCCGGATTAAGTATCAAAATTCAGGCCAGTAATCCATTGATCAGGGACCGGGTACTTTCAGTCAATACGCTGATACTTAACGCGGCCGGGGATCGCCAATTATTCGTTAATCCGCTTTGCAAACTCGCAATTCGTGGCCTGGAGCAGCACTCTTACGATTCAAAGACAGGCCAGCCCATGAAGGGCGACGGAGGCGTAGACGACCTCAGCGGCCAAAATGATGCCCTGGGCTACGCAATATGGGCTCTGAGAGGTATCAAATCTTGGAAATCCGGCACTGCACGTCTCAGAGGAGGTACGCCTGTCCGCATCTGGTAAGACAGTTAGAATGAAGCTAATAAGTGAAATACAGATGAGCGTATTCCCCGTATCAATGGGTGGTTCATACCCAGGGAACCCAAAACCAAAACCAACCCCGACCTCAGTACCAGTCGCTGCGGAAAAGAAAGCACCTAGGCCCCTGGTAGCCAAGCAAGATCAAGATGGCTGATATCTGGACCCAGAACCAAGCTCAAGGCTGGAGTGGAAACGCTAAATCTATTAGCGGGCTTTCTGACAACAGCAGCAGCAGTGTTGACGATCCAAATGTGATTGATCCGCTGGTGTTTGCTATGCAACGCACCTGGGAACCAATCCGAGCTGTAATGCAAGGAACTAGCTACATCCGAAAGAATCCAGCTAAATTTCTACCCCAACAACCACGCGAATTAAAAGATGCTTGGGATGGCAGAGTTGCAAGATCTGTATTTACGCCCTTTTTCGTTCGTCTGGTAAGAGTTGCAACTGGGCTAATTCTTCGTAAGGCACCAGTATTTGAAGGTGGTGATGAAAAATACTGGGAGGAGTGGCGGCTCAATGTCGATAGAGAAGGAACTGATTTAGAGGAGTTCCTACGTCGGCAGCTAGCTAATAGCTTGGCGTTCGGCCATAGCGCTTGGCTAACTGATTTCCCTGACAATGAAGGGATCGTGACATTGAAGGATCAAAGCGAAGCAAAACTAGCCCCATATTTTATTGAAGTATCCCCTTGGCAAATCCTTGGTTGGCGTCATGATGTTCGCCAAAATAGTGGAGCCTTGCAGCAGGTTCGGATCAAGGAATCAGCAGCAAAGCCAGATGGCAAATATGGTATTAAATACGTAGAGCAAATAAGGGTATTAGAACCCGGTAAATTTGAGCAATGGGAGAATTTAGAATCAGTTGGCTGGACAGTTGTCGGCCAAGGCAGTACGAGTTTAAAAGAGATTCCTTTGGCTGTTACTTATGCAGGCAAGGTATCAACATTGTATTCAGTTCCCCCGATGGCTGATATTGCAGAACTAAACTTAGCTTATTATCAACGCCATGCAGATTTAATGCATGCGTTACATATTGCAGCGCAACCGATCTTGATCTTAAAAGGTTGGGATGATCAGACCGATCCAATCGGTTTAAGTGTTAATAATGCGTTGGCGATGGGTACTGATTCTGATGCCAAATACGTTGAGCCAGCTAGTTCAGCCTTCGATGCTCAGCGGGCAGAGCTAGAAGCGTTAGAGCAGCAGATCTCAAGGTTAGGTTTATCTCAGCTGATGGAACAAAAGAACTCAGCTGAAAGCGGTTTGAGTAAAAGTATAGATAAGATCGATTCTAATTCGATGTTGGCATTAATCAGCAAGGATCTAGAAAGTACCTTGCAAATTAGCATTAATTGGGCAGCAGAGTTCGCAGGCGTTGAGCCGCCGCAAGTGTTCTTGGATCGTGATTTTGATTCAGCCATAATGACAGGGCCGGAGATTACTTCGATTAATACGCTATTCACCAGCGGTTTAATTGATCAGGAAACAGCACTGAAGTTATTGCAAAAGGGTGAATTACTGCCAGATGATTATGAGGTAGAAGAGATTATGGCTGAAACAGAAGCAAAGGAAGGCGAGAAGTTAGAACAGGCCATGCAAAAATCTGAACATGAATCTGGGTTAAAGTTGCAGGAAAATGCAGTTAAAGCAGTAAATGGCGACAGAAGCACAACAGCTAATAATAATAAGAGACCAGTTCGCCCTTAAAGGCTTAGGTACAGACGTATTACTAAAGATACTACCTTCCTATCGCCAGGCGATTAGAGACATTCTTCGGCTTCTCGAGCGTTTACCTGAAGAGCAAATCCTTAGACAGCTATACCTCAAAA